ATCGGACGCTGGAGCAGCAACTCAATGGCCTGGATCGGCTGTTCATGGCCGCGCACGGAAAGACAATCCTTGACCTCGGGTGTGCTGAAGGGCTGATCAGCATCGAACTGGCCAAGGCCGGTGCGCTGGCGGTGCACGGCGTCGAGATCGTGCCGGGGCACGTCGAGGTGGCCAACAAGCTGCGTGGCGATCTGCCGGTGACGTTCGAAGTCGGCGACGCCAACGTGTGGCAGCCCAAGCGCAACTACGACATCGTGATCGCGCTGGCGCTGCTGCAGAAGGTCCGCAACCCCACGGCGGTGGCGGCGCGCCTGGCCGCCTCGGCGCGCGAGCTCGTCGTCCTGCGCCTGCCTCCGCAGCACGCGCCGACGATCATCGACGAGCGCTCGGGCAACGAGCCCCACCACATCGGCACCGTGATGAAGAACGGTGGCTGGTACGTCGAGCACGCCGGCTACGACGGTGCCTTCGGCGAATATGTAGGGTACTACCGCAGGAACAAGAATGCCTGACCTGATTCCTCTCTACCGCGAACTCGCGGCCAAGGACAGCAACAACTTCCAGGGGCTGTCGATCCTTCAGCACAAGGAACGCATCCAGAAGCTGGCGCGCGAGGTGCGCGCGAAGAGCATGCTCGACTACGGCTGCGGCCGTGGCGACGCCTACCGCAGCCCGCACAAGCTGCACCACCAGCTGGGCATCGCCCGCGCCGATGTCACGCTCTACGACCCGGCCTTTCGCCGCGACGACGTGCTGCCGACCGGCAAGTTTGACCTCGTGCTGTGCAGCGATGTGCTGGAGCACGTGCCCGAAGACCAGGTCGACGAAGTGATCGCGCGGCTCTTCAGCTACGCCCGCTACGCGGTCTGGGCCTCGGTGTGCTGCCGACCGGCCAAGAAGACCTTCCCGGACGGCACGAACATGCACGTCACGGTGCAACCCTACGAGTGGTGGCGCCGCAAGTTCCAGACGTGGGCCGACGCGACCAACATCCGCTTCGAACTGACGGAGACGCCCTGATGGGCTACGGTGATTGGCTCATGGCGGCCGGCGAGGCCAAGGCGGCGCACGCTGCTACCGGCCGCCCTGTGCTGATCACCGACCCGGCGGGCAAGCCCCAGTGGTCCGAGGTGTTCGCCAACAACCCCTACATCCTGCGCAAGCCTGACGGCCGCCCGTTCGTGCGGGTGATCAGTTCCTCCGGCCACCGGCCCTACATCGCGGCCAAGAGCGCGGGGCGGTGGACGTGGAAGCCGTACAAGCCCAAGCCCGCCGAGATGTTCTTCACGCCCGAGGAACTGGCGTTCGCCGAGCCGTACCGCGGCGCGGTGCTGGTCGAGCCCAACGTCAAGGCCACCGGCCGCTCCAACAAGGCGTGGCCGTGGCACAGCTGGACGCAGTTCGTCGCCTGGGCACCGCAGTACGTGCGAGGTCTGCGGCTCTTGCAGTGCGGCCCGGCCAGCACGAAACGGCTGCCCGATGTGGAGTTCGTCGAGACGCCCACCTTCCGGCACGCGCTCGCGGTGCTCTCGGTGTGCCGCGCGCTTGTCACGACGGAAGGCGGCCTGATGCACGGCGCCGCAGCGGTCGGCGTGCCCGCCGTGGTGCTGTGGTCGGAGTTCATCGACCCGAGCATCACCGGCTACACCACGCATCGCAACATTCGCCACGCCTCCAAGACTTGCGGCATGCGCATCAACTGCGCCAGCTGCCGAAGGTCGATGGAGATGATCCCGGTCAAAGAGGTGACCGACAACCTGATGGAGATTCTGCGCAATGAAGAAGGTCGATAGCTGGTGGTTCCCGGACGGTGAGAGGCACCTGCCGGAGTGGATGGCCAACGCCAAGAACCGCATCATCCTCAACGGCCGCCCGTCCTACCAGGGCAAGAAGCAGATCGCGTGCATCAACGCGGTGAAGAAGTACAAGGGCACCGCGCGCACCGCGATTGACGTTGGCGGACACATCGGCCTTTGGTCGTTCAATCTGGCGGCGGCTTTTCAGCACGTCCTCGCCTTCGAACCGGTGGCAGCGCATCGTGAGTGCTTCGCCCGCAACGTCGAAGCGCGTAACGTCGAATTGATCCCGTGTGCGCTGGGCAAGGAAGAGGGCAGCGTCAGCATCTACACGGCGCCCACCAGCAGCGGGGACTCCTACGTCAGCGGTGGTGGCGAGATTCCGCTGAAGATGCTTGACACGTTCACGTTGGCCAACGTCGATTTCATCAAGATCGACTGCGAGGGCTACGAAGAGAACGTGCTGCGCGGCGCCGAGCATCTGCTCAGGACGTGGAAGCCGGTGGTGTGCGTCGAGCAAAAGCGCGACATGGCCAGCACCCGCTTCGGCCTTGCGCCGCTGGGCGCCGTCAAATTCTTGCAGACGCTGGGCTACGGCGTCGAGCAGGAGATCGGCGGCGACTACATCATGGTGACCAAGTGAGCGGCATCGGAATTGACGCTTGGTTGGCGCAGCAAGAAGCTGAAGAGCAGAAGCACAAGTCTAGGCTGAAGCCTGGGCAACTGCATCTTGCCGCCATGCTGGACCAACTGGCGCGACAGATTGCCATCGGCGCAATGGGCGACGTGACTGATTGCGTAGTGTTCGTGCGCGGTGTCAAGTCCTCGGCAATTGTGACGCTGCCCAAAGAGCCGGTCGCGGAAACGCTGAAGCGGCTGGGGGACGCTGAAATCTACCTGAAGACTGGCGAACTCCCGCCCCGAGAGATGCCTTGGCACGGATGCTCCAATTGCACCGAAGGCCGCAATCCTGAGTGCCCCGACCACGGAAACTACGCATGAAGGTCTACATCGGTTACGACGAGCGCGAGCACAAGGCCGCAGCGGTCTGCCTCAAGTCGCTGCTGGATGCCACGCGCGGCGAAGTGCACGCCGAGTTCCTCACGCTCAGCGGCCTGTACTCCCGCGGCTTGCTCACCCGCATCCGCGACGCGCGCACCACGCAAGAGTACGATCTCGTGAGCAACGCGCACTACAGCACGCGGTTCAACATCAGCAGGTTCCTGACGCCGATCTTGTGCCAAGAAGGCTTCGCACTGTTTGTGGACTCGGACACCGTATTCGTGCGCGATCCGCGCGAGATGCTGCGTGAGGTACCGTCACGGCTGCCGCTCAGCGTGGTCAAGCACACGCACGAGCCGACGCGCAGCGTGAAGATGATGGAGCAGTTCCAGAACGAGTATCCGCGCAAGAACTGGTCGAGCGTGATGCTCTTCAACTGCGACCACCCGGCCAATCGCCGCCTGAGCCTGTGGGACGTGAACAACCGCACCCGGCAGGAGCTCCACGGCTTCTACTGGCTTCACGACGAAGAGATCGGCTCGCTGTCGCCGGCCTGGAACTGGCTTGTGAACGAACAGCCCAAGCCCGACAATCTCGGCGTCGCGCACTTCACCAACGGCGGCCCGTTCAACGAAGGCTGGCCGGGTGCGGAGCACGACGATCTCTGGTACCACTACGCAGGAGAACGAGATGGCGACGATGCCCAAGGGTAAGAAGCCCGTGATGAAGAAGCCCGCGGCCAAGAGCATGAGCAAGGCCGAGATGAAGGTCGAGAAGGCCGAGATGAAGATGGCCAAGAAGCTGCCGCCGGCCGACCGCAAGAAGTTCGCCGCGCTGCACAAGGGCGAGATGAAGATGGAAGGCAAGGAGAAGTAGCCATGGCCAAGAACTGGATCAAGGGCGCCATCAAGCACCCGGGCGCGCTACACGAAGACCTGGGCGTGCCCAAGGGCAAGAAGATTCCCGCCGCCAAGCTGAACGCCGCGGCCAAGAAGAGCGGCAAGGTCGGCCAGCGTGCCCGCCTAGCCAAGACTCTCAAGAAGATGAAGTGATGCGCGTCAGGCACGCGCATCCCGGGCTACCCAAGAGCATCCGCTCGCACCCGAAGGCCCGAGGCATCGTCTCGGCCGCTGACATCTTCGTGACCGGCGGCGCACGCCTGCGGCTCAAGGCGATCGTCTTCGAACGACAACGGGATCTCGTGCACTTCTGGAAGCACGTGCTCGGAAGACCCGACCTCGGGCCGAAGTGCCTCGGTGCGGTCAACTCTCTCGGCTACGAGCTCATCAGCGTTCTGCCAGATGGCCGCGAGCGCTCGACCTTGATGTGCGATCCGCGGTACTTCGCGGTCATGGGTCTGGTGCTCGGGCACCTCAACATGGAGATCGTCACGCACGAGTCCGTGCACGCGGCATTCGCATACGCTCGCCGGCAACGCAGGGATCTCTGGTGCAGTCCTGGCGATCTGGAAGAGGAAGCCGTCTGCTATCCGGCAGGCATCATCGCCAAGCGCATCAACGCATGGCTGCATGGCGAGGATCTCTACAAGGAAGCGAAGCGATGAGCGCCAAGCTGCAAGATGTGTGGCTCCGATCGGAGCGTCCCCAGGTCCGCTCCGGCCCCGCGCCGGCGCGCTACCGGCCCGGCAAGCACGAGAAGATGGTGCGGGCCATGGATCGCGGCCAATGGGTCGTTGTGACGCCAGCGGAGGCCAAGGCCCTGGCGGCTGCCGCGACGCGGCTCGGCGGCCGCGCTACGCGCTACCTCGTCAGCGAGACACGCTCGTGCTTCAAGGTACTGGAAGCGCCATGGAAAAAGGCCCCGCAGGGCCTTTCTCTGGTCAAGGAAGCCGACGCTACTGAACCGTGATCGTCACCGCGGTGGCCGGCGAGAGCGGGAATGCCTTGCACGCCTCGTTCGACAGTGCACTCTCGGGACCCCCGGCCTCCTGGGCTGACACCTGCCAACAGTATTCGGTGCCCCCGAGCAGCCCCGTCGTGATCTGCCCGGTGGTTGTGGCGATGGTGCCCACCTTGGTCTTCGGCTGCCCCTTCACGCCCTGATAGACGCCATAGGACAGCGCGCCGGTGATGGCCGTACCGTCCAGACGCGCGGTTGGCGCGCTGAAGGTGATCGTCGCAGTGTTGGGTGCGGTCTGCGCCAGCACCGGCGCGGCGAAGACGGCCAGCAGGGCGAGTGCGATTCCGATGAGCCAGGTCTTCATGCTTGCTTCTCCAGCGCGTCGATGGCGGCCTGCGCTTGGGCCTTCGCGGCGGCGAGTTCCTCGTCCGTCACGTCACGGCCCTCGGCTTGCGCCTTGGCGATGGCCAGTTGGTAGGTCTGCAACTGCGTCAGCAGCTGCAACGAGAGGCCCACGAGGGCGGCTGCGTTCATTGCGTCGATCCTTTCGTCGCCAGGTAGGCTTGGAGTGCGGTCAGCACGGTGATGGTGGCCGTCAGCTTGTCACCGCCGGCCTGCGGATTGGTCTTGAAGGTCAGCACGGCCAGGTCGATGCCCGCCTCGGCGCTGCGCAGCGTCGAGACGATGTTGTCGCGGTCGGCATCGGAGAGCTTGCCGGAGGCGCGCAGCGTGCTGGCGGTGTTGGCGATGGCGGTGACCGTGCCGTGGGCTGCGAGCACCTTCTGGTTGAAGGTGGCCGGCGCTTGCACGCCCAGGTTGGAGCACGCGGCCAGCATGAAGGCCAGCACGAGTGCAAGGTACAGGTTGAGTCTTTTCACAGGTGTCCTTTCAGAGTTCCATCAGGTTGGACGCGATGCGATTGGCCCACCCGCGTCCGAAGGCGGGCCAGTTGGGCAGGCTGGCCATGAAGACCAGCCGCTGCGCATTGAACCGCACGCCAAGCCGAAGCGCGGCGACGCTCTGGATCGCTTGGAGCGTCCGCGGCCCGAGCACTCCGTCAGGCATCTCTCCAACCGCGCGTTGCAGTGTGCGCACCGCGGCCTTGACGCCAGAGTTGACGGCCATGTCGAACAGGTCGAAGCGAATGCCGTCAGGCACCGTTTCGCAGCCCGCCGGCCCCCAGAAGTCGCGCTTGTAGATTTGCTTTGCGCGGTCGAGGGTCAGGTTCTTGATGTCCTCGCCGGGGTAGCTGCGCTTGCTGATGCCGTACTTCGTCTCGCCGCCCGGGTCTGCCGGATGGTTGACGTAGCCACCCTCGTGGCCGATGAGCCGCTGGAAGGCTTCGTCGAACGTCATCACGGGGCCTGCTTCTTGAGCGCTTCGGCGGCGTTGAGAATCGCCGCGATCTCGCTAGCGGTGAGCTTCAGCGACACCGTGCCAGTGGTGTCGGGCGCCGGTGCGGGCGGAGGTGTCGTCAGGCTCGCCACACCGATCTGCGGCCCGGTCAGAGGCTCGTTCTTGTCGAGCAGCGAGGTGTCGGGCTTGTTCTGCGACGCGACCCGCGCGGCGTACCAGACGGCGAACGAGAAGATGGGCGCGTAGTACTTGAGCGCCGGCCACTGGGTCAGGATCTGCTGTTGCTGTTCCACCGGCAGTTGCACCCACCAGCCGAAGATGAACATGATGGCCGCAGCCACCCACGTGCTGTACATCTTCAGGGAGTTGGCAATGTTCTCGGGGGTGGTCGGGTTCATGCGCGTCCTTTCACTTCTTCAAGCCTTGCAGCCGTAGCTCGACGGCCGACAGGCGGGTTTGCACATCAGTCATCCGCGTCTGCAAGTCGGCGATCCGGATGTCGTGCTCCAAGTCCTTCAAGTCCTTGCCGCTCAGCGCCGCCGTAAGCCCCTGCACCTCTTTCGTGAGCTTCACGATCGCTTCGGCCTGCGCGTCCTGCTTGTAGTAGACGAGCGCAGCCTGCAGGAAGCCGGCGGCGACGATGCCCACCAGCCAAGGCAACGGAATCTCCCGGGAGACCTTCAGCCCGATAGGATCCTCGTGACGAGTGTGCACCATTTGGTGGCCTTGCTCATGAGTGTCCGGAGCGCTCATTTTCGTTGCCTAGTCGATGTTAGTGAATCCCCACCTTCAGGGCGGTTCTTGATCATCGTCGGTGAGCGCTGCACGCCGAGGTTCTTCTTTGGGTCCAGCATCTCGTTGAGAGCCTTCAGCAGCGGAGAGTCAGAACGCACCCCGACAGTTTCCTTGACGTGCTCGATCATCTCACGCATCCACTGGCGGGCCTGCGCACGCCAGCTGCCTCGGCCGGTGAACCGCTCGTGCATGATGCGTGCGCCGTTCACGGCCCAGTATTCGGTGGGGTTCACGTACTGGTAGTCGCTCTCGGCCAGCACCCCTTCCTTGAACGCGCGCTCCACCGCGTCCAGCGCGGTCATGTCGTTGCTGGAGACCCGGTTCAACGCCTCCATCGCCGCGCGGCGTTCTGGCGTAGCGCCTTCCATCTTGACCTTCAGTGCACGTTGCCAGGCACGGTAGATGCCCTGCTGCACAGCCTCCGGCATCATGCGCTCGGCGTGGTGCAGGATCTCGTGCATCGCGGTCT